GTTCCTCCGGCGTCATCTGCGCGACCAGCTTCTCGGGGCTGGGCACGTCGCCCCAGCGCTCGATGTCGATGGGGTCCATGCCGCAGTCGCACTTCGGGTGCCGCTTGAAGCCGGTCGAGTAGCTGTACTGGCGGCCGGCCAGGATGATGCAGCGGCCGCACGCCGGGAGCTTCACCACCCGCACGTAGGCGATGCAGCGGCGGTGCGTCACCATCGCCACCTGGGTTGCAGCCCTCGAGGTGTCCGAGATCTGGGTGGCCACGATCCGCGCCATCTGGTTCATGCCCGCCAGCAGCGCGGTGGCCGGATCGCCGGTGGCCGCCAGCGTGGTGTAGGTGGTGATGGCCGGCACGTACAGCAGGCTCGTCAGCGGGCGCCCGTCGGACGCCGCACCCACGAGCGCTGAAGGGGCCACCTCGGCGGCCATCCGCGCGGCCGCGCCCCGCTCGGCCATGGCCTGGCCCACGAACGCCTGCGCGCCCTGCGCGGCGGTGAGCTGCCCGGCCACGACCGCGTCCAGGATCGCGGCGCCCTGGTCGCCTTGCAGCGACGCCAGGATGTTCTCCGCGGCCAGGCCGGACCAGATGGATTGCACGCGGGCGACGACGGCCAGGGCGAGGGACTGCACCTGTCGGTAACGGGCGTCGGCGGCGTCGCTCATGCCGCTTCGCCCTCCGCGTCGTCCTCCTCGCCGGCGTCGGTCTCCTTCGGCCCGAACGAGCCGAACGCCGTAGCGGCGGCCTGGGCTGCGGCGGCGGCCTGCTCGTCGCGCAGCCGGATCCACTCCTCGACCTGCTCGGGCCGGATGCCGGGGATCATCCGCCACAGGGCCTCGTCGGGTACGCCGATCGCCTTGTATTTCGTCAGGGCGTCCGCGTACTGGGCGATGGAGCGGAACTGGGCATCGCGCCACACGGTCCGGCCCATCGCGAGTGAGGCCGCGCGGGCCGGCTCGCCGGCGGCGAGGGCCTCCAGGCGCATGATCTCGCGCAGGTCGGCGCCGAAGTGCAGCTGCTTGTCCATGGCCTTGGCGACCAGGCCGGACTCCGCGGACTCCAGCGCATCGGCGGCGATGTTGGCCATCTCGCCCAGCAAGTACTGCGGGGGTGTCCTGGTCTGGGCAGCGATGTGCCGCACGCACTGGTCGATGACCTTCAGGTATGCGTTGAGGTCCGCGGCGGAGAACTGGCCGATGTTCGCGCCGACCTTGGACAGCCACAGCAGGCGGTCTTTGGAGTACTGCCCCAGCGGGACGTTCTCCACGTCGATGATGTCGCCGGTCTCGGGGTCGACGATGTCCTTGGTCGGCCGGTCCATGCCGAGGACCACGCGCTGCGGCAGCGCGGCGAAGTCGGCGGCGGTGAACAGGTGCGCCCACAGGGTGTTCACGCCGTCCTGCAGCGGGGCCACCTGGGCGATCTCCGACTGGGGCTTGCCGTGCAGGCGGGCCCGGTTCGCGATCTCCACCAGGGGGACTTCGTCACCCATCGGGTTGACCATGTCGACCTGCTCGGAGGTGCGCAGGCCGATCGACCGTGTCACCCACTCGCCGCCGTTGACGGTGCGCTGACGCCGGTACACGCGGGCCGGGCTGCCCGCCATCGCCCGCACGAACAGGGTGGCGAACTCGTGGGAGCCGTCCGACCAGACCCGCAGCCCGGCCCGGCGCACGCCGCGGGTGCCGGGCGCGTAGTCGACGATGGCCTGCCCGGCGGGGATGAACGTGATGTCCGACTGGCCTCCGGGGTTCCACACCATGGCGTGCGAGCGTGCGACGACCAGAGCGTCCAGGATCGCGAGGCCGACCTCGACGTCCGCGCGGGTGCGCTTCCAGGCCTTCATCGCCTCCTTGTCGGAGGCGCCGTCTTCGCCCTCGAAGTCGACGACGGCCAGGCGCTCGCGCAGGGTGTCCGGCACGGTCTTGCACCAGTTGTCGGAGAAGTCGTCGAACAGGCCGCCGGTCTGCTCGCTGAACTCCGGGCTGGCGTACTTCAGCGGCCGCTCACCCTCGTACAGAGAGTTCCACTCCTGGGCCTTGGACTCCCGCTTGTCCAGGCGGGCGCGCAGCTTCCGGATCATCGTCTCCGGACTGTCGGTGTCGGCCAGCCGGTTCTCCGTGTCGGTGAGCACGTGCGCCCTCCCTTCCTGCGCGTCACGCGCTGTCTGCGGTGTCCTGGACGGCCTTGCGGCGCAGGTAGCCGTCCATGGCCATCACCAGGGCGGCGATGCCGTCGATGCGCGCCGAGGACTCGTCGCGCTTCGGCTTGACCGGGCGGATGTTGTCGTTGCCGTCGCGGATGACCTCGACGCATCCCGCGTTCCAGCGCAGGACCTTGTGGCCGTCGTGCACGAACGCCCGCTCACGCAGCAGGCGTTCGGTCTCCTTCGCCCCCGGCCCCATGCCGAGGTACGTCTGCGACACCGGCACGACCTCGCCGATGCGCGGATTGGCCTCGATCCGCTGCAGCGATCCGCCGGCGAACATCCGGTCGTAGCTGACGCGCTGGATCCGGTAGGTGCGCGAGTCGGACAGGATCTGATCCTCGATCGCGGCGTAGTCGATCGCGTCGCCCTCGGTCAGCGTCAGCAGCCCAGCCTCCGCCCACTCGCGAAGCGGCACCTGCAGCTGGTGCGCCAGCTCGTCGCACCGGTCCTCCGGCACCCAGAACCGGGGGATGATCTCCAGTTCCTTGCCGGGCTGGCGGGACTTGACCACCAGCAGCCACGCCGACAGGTCCGACACGGCCGACAGGTCCAGGCCGCCCCAGGCCGGTTGGAACCGCTGCCGGCGGGCCGGGGTGAGCTCGCCTTCGTTGGCGTCCCACAGCGGCATCGGCAGCCACCGCACCTTCGAGCGCATCCGCCGGTTCAGGTGCAGTCGGCAGAACGTCGGGAAGTACGACGGCGTCACCTTCGCCTTGGCGGCCTCCTTGCGCAGGTACGCCAGCGTCGGCGACACCCCAAGGCCCGGGTTGGCCTTGCGCCAGGTCGACTCGGCGAACGGGTCGTCCTTCTCCTCCGCCGCCCAGATCACGCCGTAGTGCGACGGGTCCTCGACGACCAGCTCGGCGACGCGCACGGTGTACGTGTGCTTCTCGTCGTAGATCGTGCCCTCATCGCCCTCATCCGCTGTCGTGATGAAGATGATGAGCGGCTGGTCGCGGGCGCCCGTTCCGGTCTCGATGGCGTCGACCAGGTCGCGCTTCTTGTGGACGTGCACCTCGTCGATGACGCCGCCGGAGACGTTCAGGCCGTGCGCGGTCTCGGCCACCTTCGACAGGGCCCGCAGCACCCCGCCGGTCCGCGGGGTGAGCAGCGCGGCCGCCCGCGCGTCCACGCGCCCGCGCACCGCCCGGCTCGTCTGCGCCATCCGCTTCGCGTCATCGAATACACGCTTGGCCTGCTCCAGTGAGCCAGCCGCCGCGTAGACCTCGGCGCCGATCTCCCGATCCGCGAGCAGCAGCGTCAGCGCCACGCCAGAACTGATTGTCGACTTACCGTTTTTCCGGGGCACCTCGACCCAGGCCGTGCGGATCACACGGACCGGGCGGCCCGCTTCCTCGTCGTCGTACAGCCAGCCGAAGACGGGGGCGATGGCCCACACCAGTTGCCAGGGCGCGAGCAACAACGCGTTGCCGCCCCACCGGCCCTTGGTGTGCCTGAAGGACTCGATGGCCCGCTTGGCGCGCAGGACCGCGGGGACGTCGAACCAGGCGCCTTCTTTCAAGTGCGCCTGGTTCGCGACGACCAGAGGCTTGGAAGCGAGGGCCTGGCCGATCTCCTCGTCTGTCATGCCCAGCTGGTGCAGCGCAGCGCGCGGCACTGGCAGGTCGTCGGCCTCGTCCTCGAACGTCAGGTAGAACCTGCCGTCAGTCGAAGACGCTTCCGTCGTCGTCATCGTCTCCGCCTTCCGGCGGCGCGATCCGCCCCCGCGAACTCGGGCTCAGTCCCAGCTCACCGATGTACGCCTTCAGCTGTGTCCGGTACTGGGTGGCGACGGTCGTGAGCGGATTCCGGCACGGCCCCCGCTGCCCCTCGGTGACGAGGCCCTCGACCGACAGGCGCCGCTCGCACCACTCCAGGCGGGCGACGCACAGGCAGTAGTCCACGGCCGCGGACCGGTCCACGGTCGACAGGCCCACGGCAATCTTCAAGATGGGCACCACGCGCGCCCACTCGCGGGCGGCCACGTCGCGGCAGAACACGGCGGCCTCACTCGCCAGCTTGATGCGCTGCCACGCGTCGACCTCGCGGCGGTACTCCTTCAGCTCCGTGTCGCTCGCGCCCGCCGGCGCCCGCGGCTTGTCGGGCACGCGCACGTCCGGGAACAGCTGCCCCCAGTCAGGCTCGACCAGCTCGGCCGGGGGGACCTTGGCGCCCTCGCGGACGGGTCGGTGCCCGGGGTTGCCCTCGCGCACGACCTGCAGAGCGGGCTTCGGCTTCCTGCCGGGTGCAGACACGATGATCACTCCCTTCCGTGACGGTGCGTCACGATGCGGGGCGGTCTGCCCCCGTGATCAGAACGCTGCGATTCGCGGGCACAGGATTTTCCCTCCCCGGCGGGTGACCTCCAGGCCCTGGGGGGAGTCACCCCCCAGGGGTGGCGCCAGGGGTGGGCCAGTGAGCTCGGGCCATGTCGTTGGAGAGGTCATAGGCCGTGCCCTTGCGCGGCCCTTGGGAGTCGTCGTGGGGGCCGTACAGGACGTCGTCGATGGCTCTGTTGAGCGTCGCCTCGGCCTCGGAGTGCTCGGCGATGGCCTGGGCGAGCTGCGCGCGGGCCTCGGCGACGGCCACGTTGGTCTGTGAGGCCGCGAGGCGTGCTTGTTCGAGCCGTTCGAGTTGCTCTGGTGTGGGCTGATGGGTGATCACCGGGCGTTCCACCCTCCGGGTTGATGGCGTGCGGTCTCGGATGAGTGGCAAGGCACGCACAGTGGCCTCAGATGCTTGTCGGCGTCTGGGTCAGACTCACCTCGTGCCACAAGATCCTTGCGGCTCACTGGGTAGTGGTCAGCTGTCTGTGCTGGCCTTCCACAGAGCACACACCATGGATGGTGATACAGGTAGTTGGCCCTGCGCCTGGTCCAACGGCTGTCGTATCCGCGTTCGCTGCTGCTGCCTCGCTGCTGCTCTGCCTCGCGTGTGTGCTTCTCGCATCGTCCTGTGACGACGAGCTCAGAGCAGCGAGGTACGGAGCATGGCTTACGGGGGCGGGAGGGCATACAGGGCCTCCCAGTGGGGGGT